GAAGAGGCTGAGTATGACGGCCGTACGGTGACATTAAATAAGCCGTGGCGCAGCGACGACGAAAAGCATAAGTTTTATGTTTACGTTCGAAACGAAAAAGGTAACGTAATCAAGCTAGGATTTGGTGATCCAAAGGCAGAGATCAAGCGTGACGATCCCGAACGTCTTAAAAACTTTAGAGCACGTCATCAGTGCGACACCGATATAGGTCCAAAGTGGAAGGCGCGCTACTGGAGCTGCAAGTTTTGGGAAAAGGGAAAGACTGTTACTGATTTATTATCGAAATAAAACACGATATAAATTATAATATGCAGTTGGTAAATGAGTTAAATGATAAAAATTTTTTAGTCTATGCGGCTAAGCATTATAACAATCCGCGTTGTCTAGACATAAAAGAATTTCATACTGATCTTTCTCATTTAAAATATATTAAAAAATTATTTAAGCGCTACCAGGACAAAGGTATACTTCAAGAACGGTTAATCTTAAACCATCTTATTATACTGCATAATATGTTTTATCCTGAAGCAGCAACCCGTATGTGTTTTAACCGGGTAAATGAACACAGCTGGCCGGCTCTTAAAACATTTTTACTCTATCTCAACTATATTCCAGAGGGAGAATATATAAATATACCTATTGATCTATACGTAGCTCGAACACTTCAAAAAATTTAAAACTATGGGACTCCTAACACGCACAACTGATACTGTATATGCATTTCGTTTTTTACGGCTACTTACGACTCCATGGACTAAAACTGGAGCCTATAAAATGGGTCTTATAGACGATAATGGAAAAGTAATAAGAAAGCCTGAAACTAGCGAAGAAAAAAGCAAGTATAATATTTTTCATAAGCTTGTCTTTAATGTTAAGAGAATGTTAAATGCATTGCCATTTGGCAAAACTACAATAGCTTCTTATCTTGCTGCGCTCTATCTCATCAAAGAAAAAACTGGAGTTTCTGATCGTGCTCTTGCTAAAATACTTAGAGAAGCAACTGGACTTGATCCTCGTGCCATTCAATTAGAAGAATCTTTTTGGTACGTTACCGAAGATAACACTCTTCGTCCAGGCACATACACTCTAACACGTGACTTGCCACTACATCTAACTGGCGATATGTTAGCACTTAAGAAAACATCTGTTGTTGTGACAGAAAATTCAACTCCAATTGGAACTATTTTTGGCATAAATGTGTATGGTGCTACGCATTGTAAAACACGTCAAAAGGTATTAATAACTCAACACGATATTAAGCAATGAAAAATGAAGAAGTAATTACGGGAGACATCGCGATGCCACCATCTGACTATCCAAAAAGTGGCGCAACTTGGAGACTGTTTAACGTGCCGAGCGACGTCTTTAGACGCTTTGAAACCGGGCGAAATAAATTTGAGCGCTGGAGTAAATATCTAGACCTAGCTGACGAAGAGCAGTCTATGCTGTATAATTATGCAAAGAAAAATCGCGGACACACTGTTGTATTGCGAGATTCGACAAGTGGTGCCCTACGTAGTATACGTAAGCGCGCCATGAATGAATCACACGACTTGTAAAATATTATTTACAAGTCGCATTTTTCTGTTTATAATACATATCTGCTGCATAGCATAACATTTTCCAATATGAGCACAACACAACACAGTATCTTTGAAGAACAAATTAGTCGTAAACCAAACCATTACCCATGGACAGAACAATTTATTGAGGCCATGCACAACGGCTTTTGGACCGACAAAGAGTTTAGCTTCAAGTCAGACGTGCAGCAATTCAAGGTTGACCTAAACGACCAAGAGCGCGAGATTATAGTGCGTACACTGTCTGCAGTCGGCCAGATTGAAGTTGCAGTAAAAACATTTTGGGCTAAACTTGGTGAAAATCTGCCTCATCCTGCTCTTCAAGATCTTGGCTATGTGATGGCTAACATTGAAGTTATTCACAACAGTGCCTACGAGCGTCTACTCAGCGTACTTGAGCTTGAAGACGTCTTTGAAGAAAATCTTAAGCTTGAATGGATTCAAGGGCGGGTTAAATATCTTCGTAAGTATACTCACAAGTTTTACAAAGATTCAAAGAAGCAGTATCTCTACGCATTGATTCTTTTCACCCTGTTTGTTGAAAATGTTTCGTTGTTTTCACAGTTTTACATCATCAACTGGTTTGCTCGTTTTAAGAACGTTCTTAAAGACACAGACCAACAAGTCAAGTATACTCGCAACGAAGAAAACATTCATGGACTTGTTGGTACAAAGATTATCAACACTATTCGTGAAGAGCATCCTGAACTTTTTGATGATGAGCTTGAAGCACGCATCGCTCACGAAGCAGAAGAGGCATACAAAGCTGAAGCAAAGATTGTTGACTGGATGATCAACGGTATAAACGAGCCTGGCTTGTCTGCTCCTGTTTTAAAAGAGTTTATCAAGAATCGTATTAACGAGTCTCTTGTTCAGATCGCGTTTAAACCAGTATTTGAAATTGACAAAGAGCTGTTAGAGTCCACGATGTGGTTTGAAGAAGAGTTGCTTGGCAATAACATGGCAGACTTTTTTCATACACGTCCTACAGAATACTCCAAGAAAAACCAAAGTTTTAGCGAAGACGACCTATTTTGATGTGATATATAGATTTAGATTATGAGTGATAAAATATATTGGTTAAATAAAGACAGTAGAAAATTTTTAGAGAGAGGGTATCTGTTAGAAGGAGAGACTCCTGAACAGCGAATGCAAGACATTGCTGACAGAGCACAGGAGTTATTAGATGACATGCCTGGTTTTGCAGACAAGTTTTTTGACTATATGTCAAGAGGATTCTATTCTCTTGCTTCTCCAATCTGGTCAAACTTTGGTCGTTCACGCGGCTTGCCAATCTCGTGCTTTGGCAGCTATATACCAGACGACATGAATGGAATACTCACAAAGATTGGTGAGATTGGTACAATGTCAAAGGTCGGAGGCGGCACATCAGCTTACTTCGGCGACGTACGCGGTCGTGGAGCGCCAATCTCTTCTGGCGGTGCGGCTACTGGAGTGCATCATCAGCTTACAGTATTTGATTCGCTTATAAACTATGTGTCACAGGGCAACGTTCGTCGTGGCTCTTTTGCTGCTTATCTGCCTATCGATCATCCTGATATTGAAGAGTTTCTTAAAATTCGTTCTGAAGGCAACGCGATTCAAGACCTGTCAATTGGCGTATGCGTGTCAGACGAATGGATGAAGAGCATGATTGCTGGTGACAAAGACAAGCGTAAGGTTTGGAGCACTGTTATCAAGAAGCGGTTTGAGTCTGGCTACCCTTATATCTTTTTCTCTGACAACGTCAACAACGGCGCCCCTCAGATGTACAAAGACAAGGGACTCAAGATTCATGCAAGCAACCTTTGCACTGAAATCTTTTTGTCCACATCTGAAGATGAAAGTTTTGTATGTGACCTGTCTTCTCTTAACCTTGAAAAGTGGGATGAGATTGCTGAGACTGATGCAGTAGAGACGCTTGTCTATTTTCTCGATGCAGTAATGTCTGAGTTTATCTTAAAGACTGGATTGCCTGGCAACGAGTTTATGAAGGCGCCTCGTAAGTTTGCTATCAATCAACGTGCACTCGGAGTCGGCGTGCTTGGTTGGCACTCGCTTCTGCAATCAAAGATGGTGCCGTTTGAATCGATGGAAGCAAAGATGATGAACAATCAGATTTGGAGCACTATTCGTGCCAAGGCTGATGCAGCTACCTCAGAGCTTGCTAAGATTTTTGGAGAACCGTCTATGCTTGAAGGCTATGGTCGTCGCAACTCTACAACACTCGCTATCGCTCCTACTACAAGCAGCTCCTTTATTCTAGGACAGGTATCGCCGAGTATCGAGCCGCTAAACAGCAACTATTTTGTCAAAGATCTTGCAAAAGGCAAGTTTACCTATCGCAACCCGTATCTCGAAAAGCTACTCAAAGAAAAAGGTAAAAACGATCAAGACACGTGGAAAAACGTGCTGTCTCATGGCGGCTCTGTGCAACATCTTGACTTTCTATCACAGGAAGAAAAGGATGTGTTTAAAACGTTTGGTGAAATTTCTCAAAAGGAAATTGTCATTCAAGCGGCTCAGCGCCAAAAGTATATTGATCAAGGTCAGTCACTCAACTTGATGATTGCGCCTACAGCAAAGCCAAAAGAAGTCAATGAACTGCTTATGTTTGCGTGGGAGCAAGGCATAAAGTCACTCTATTATCAACGCAGTGCAAATCCCGCACAGGAACTTGCGCGCTCAATCTTAACCTGCAGCACGTGTGAGGGGTAAAGAGTATATAAAACTGTCTCCGTTCTGGTATGCTGTTGGTATGTTTATAGTCATACCATTCGCAGCAATACTAATGTCAGTTGCTGCAATCCTTTTGCTGATATTTTGGCCAATTATACCACTGTTTAGTTATTTTGAAAGAAAACAAGACAAAAATTTTAACGAATAAATAACATTATTCATGATAGAAAACAATCGATGCCCCAAATGTAAATACGTCTATGAAGTCTCTTGGGACGATGAAGATGACAAGTATTATTGCGATGACGAAGAAGATTTTGAAGATCTAGAGCGTGAAGAACTCTATCCAGAATATTGTCCGTTTTGTGGAACATATCGCATCTATGGCACAGAAGACGACTCTCGTGACGACGAGCTTTGATATATAGATTATGACATGGCTGTACAATGAAGTTCCATTTACTCGTGAACTTGCTCAAGAAAAGATTGACGAAGGATATATCGGGTTTGTGTATGAAATTACTGACAGTTTAAACGGCAAAAAATATATTGGCAAAAAGTTGCTGTCTAGCACACGAAAGCTAGCTCCGCTAAAAGGCAAAACCCGCAAAAGAAAAAAGTGCGTGCAGAGTGACTGGGAAAAATACTATGGCAGCAGCGAAACGGTAAAGGCTCTGGTAGAGTCACGACAGTCAGACTTTATTCGTCGAATAATATATCTCTGCAAATCTAAAGGCGAACTATCCTATATGGAGGCGAAAGAACAGTTTGACCGCGAAGTGCTGTTGACTGATGACTTTTACAACGAATTTATTGGCGTAAAGATACACAGCGCCCACGTAAAAAGTTTATGGAAAAAGTAGTGTACATTTGAGTCACTACAGTATATAATTATATCATGATACTAATTGACTATTCTGGAATCGCAATCTCTGCCATATTTTCCCAATCTCGTCCTGGGAAAATTACAGAAGACTTTATGCGGCATATTATCTTAAACTCATTGAGAATGTATAATCTCAAATATCGAGACAAGTATGGCCGTATGATTCTTGCCTGCGACGGCGGCAGCTGGCGTAAAGACTACTACCCACAATATAAGGCTGGCCGTAAGAAAAGCCGAGAGTCTTCTGACCTTGATTGGAAAGAAATTTTTTCTATTATAAACAAGATACGCGATGAAATCGCAGAGCATCTGCCATATCCAGTCGTGACTGTGCAAGGCGCTGAAGCAGATGACGTCATAGGCACACTAGTCGAGTCTACTCAAGAATTTGGTCAGCATGAGCCTGTAATGATCATTAGCGCTGATAAAGACTTTATTCAACTACAAAAGTATGACAACGTCTCCCAGTACAGCCCTATGACTAAAAAGATGTTGAGTGATAAAAACCCAGCCAACTATCTCTATGAGCATATCTTTCGTGGCGACAGCGGCGATGGCATTCCAAACGTGTTATCAAGTGATACAGTATTTGTTGATGGCAGTCGCCAAACCCCTCTTAGCTCAACAAAAATGGCGGCATGGATCGCAGCTGCGCATGAAGGTAAACTACAAAGCGTACTTCCAGAAGCGGTCTATCGTAACTATGTTCGCAACAGCACTGTAATTGATCTTAGTAAAACTCCAGAAGCTGTAAAGGCTGCAATCTTGTCTGCCTATTCTGAATGCCCTACAGTCGGCAACTCTAAGATACTAAACTATCTTATCTCGAAGCGGTGCAACATGCTTGTATCTTGTGCCGAAGAATTTTTTACACATAAATAAAACATACGTTATGAGACCTCAGACTGCATCAAACAACAGAGCAAAGCATCCATTTGAAATTTTTGAGAGCGTACAAGGCGCTGACAAAGTTGCAGATCGGGTACGCATCCTTCAAGAAAACGAGTCGTATGAACTAAAGACTATACTTCAAGTTGCATTTAGAGCTGATATAAAATTTGATCTGCCGCCTGGCGCTCCTCCATACACTCCAAGTCCAAACCCGGCCGGAATGCGCTTTTCTCCGTTAAGAAAACAAATTGACGTATTGCCGCGTCTTGTCGTTGGAAGTAATAATTACAATAGGATTAAAAAGGAAATGGCTTTTATAAAGCTACTTGAAAATGTACATGAATCTGATGCAGAAATTTTGATCGCTATGAAAGATAAAAAGTTGCATAAAAAATATACACTGCTTACGGCATCTGTTGTAAAAAAAGCTTTTCCAAATTTAGGAATAGAATAATATGACATACACATATAACTGCGCTGCGTGTGACCATACATGGGACGCTAGTCTACCAATGGATATGCGTGACGCGCCATTAAATGAAGGTTGCCCACAATGCGCAGCTATGGGTCATATAAAACGAATAATATCTTCGCCAGGCATATCATATGACGGTGGCAAGACTATTCTTCAGCGAGCAGGATCAGGATGGAACGACGTGCTAAACAAAGTAAAAAAAGCAAGTGGGAGACACACAAAAATAGAAACCCGTTGAGATATGGGACGCAGTAGAAAAAATAGAGACAATAAAAAAAGACAAAGTTATTATGATGACAATCATGATGACCGTTCACGAAACAAAAAGTATAAAAAGAATCGCTTTGATGACAATCGAAGAGACAAGGAAATACAGCAAAAGATGTTTGTTGACTGGGATACTCTCTAATGAATCGAAAAAAATTTATTCACTCTCCTCTAGATCTTGGTTATAGAGATCTAGAAGCAAACACAACAGTGTCTGGTCGTTTCTACACGACTCCTAGTGGTAAAGCCTATCCTAGTATTACTACTGTCTTGGGCATTCGCAATAAGGGAGCGCTTCAAGAATGGAGAGCACGAGTCGGTGAAGTTGAAGCGGCGAGGGTGTCACGTCACGCAAGCACGCGCGGTACCGCTTTACATACCGCAGTTGAACGCTACATCGACAACGAAGAACACTATTTTGCTGAAGGAGAGATGCCTCATGTAAAAGACATGTTTAACTCTATAAAACCAGTCTTAGACAGTCGTATCGATAACGTGCGTCTTCAAGAGGCTCCACTCTATTCAGAGCATCTTGGCCTCGCTGGTCGAGTTGACCTCATTGCAGAATTTGACGGCCGTCTTAGTATTATTGACTTTAAGACAAGCTCTCGAGTTAAAAATGAAGACGAGATTGACAGTTATTTTATACAGATGGCGGCATACGCTATTATGTGTGAAGAGCGCACTGACACCCCAGTAAGTCAAGGAGTAATTGTTATGGCAGTAGAAAACCACGCAAAGCCGTTGGTCTTTGTACAAAAACGAGATCGCTGGACAAAAGAACTTTTTAAGACTATAAATGAATATAACACCAAAAAACTATTCGGTCATGCATAAACAAAACATACAAAATAAGGGCTTACTAGACATCTTAAAGGGCGGCGCGAATGATTGCTTCTCAAGTGACTATGGTGCAATCAAAGAATATTACCTCTCTGAAGAGATTGGCGACGCAAGTGACTATATACAGTGGTTTCATGACATACGCAACAGTCGACCAAGCGACGTTGTAAAGATTCACATTAACTGTCCAGGAGGCAACTTGTTTACTACTATTCAGTTTATGCAAGCACTCTCAGAAACTGAAGCTCATATTATGGTGAGTGTTGAAGGCGCATGCATGAGCGCAGCAACCCTTATCTTTTTGATGGCTGACGAGTATATGATAACAGACCACAGTATGTTCTTGTTTCATAACTACAGTGCAGGAACCGCTGGTAAAGGCGGCGAAATGTATCACGGCATGGTTCACGAACGCAACTGGAGCGCAAATCTTTTCAAAGACATGTATTCAGACTTTCTTACTGAAGCCGAGATTAAAGACATGCTTGAAGACAAAGACATTTGGATGGACGCGCATCAGGTGCTTGATCGCCTAGAGAAGCGTGGCAAAAAAATACAGAGTCGTATACGCGCTGAGGAGAAAAAGAAAAAGGTATAAATAGACTATATGAATAAGAAAACTTCGCAACTAGATTCGACACAGACAATTAGTTCGAACTATTTAATTCAAGTTATTGATACTGGCGACAACACTATGAGTCCTGATGGGACCAATAAAAAAATAACAGCTAAACAATTTATAGACAGCGCGATTGGAAATGCATTATCTAGTGGAACTATTACAGGCAATAAGATCGCAGCTGGAACTATTACTGCCACTAATATTGCAACTGGAACTATTACTGCCGCTAATATTGCAACCGGGACTATTACTGCTGATAAGATCGCAACGGGAGTATTAACAGCAATAACAATAGGTGCTGGTTCGATCACTGCTGTTAATATTGCAGCCGGAACTATTACAGGTGATAAGATTGCAGCTAATACTATTACAGCTGGCAATATTGCAGCCGGAACTATTACAGGTGATAAGATTGCAGCTAATACTATTACAGCTGGCAATATTGCAGCTAATACCATTACAGCAAACCAAATTGCAGCTGGGACTATTACTGCTGATAAGATTGCAACGGGAGTATTAACAGCAATATCAATAGGTGTTGGTTCGATCACTGCAAACCAAATTGCAGCCAATACCATTACTGCAAGCCAAATTGCAGCCAATACCATTACTGCGAACCAAATTGCGGCCAATACCATTACAGCAAACCAGATTG